CCCAATCTGGCACCAAGAAATAGAAGACATCCTAGTTCTTAAGAACAATAAGGGTACAGAAGACAACCGAGTGAGGAAACTTGACTACTCAATCCAAATTTCAAAACTTTTCTACGAACGTTTCATTGCGAATGGAGAGATTAGCCTCTTCTCACCGCATGACGTACCAGGTCTCTATGATGCTTTTGGTACTGACGCATTTGACGCTCGCTATGTGGACTATGAATCAGATCAGTCTGTTCCAAGAAAAACTATCGGGGCACAGGAATTAATTCTGGATCTTCTGAAAGAGAGAGCAGAGACCGGTCGTATTTACATTATGAATATTGACCACTGTAACTCACACTCTTCCTTTAAAGATAAAGTTTACATGAGTAACCTTTGTCAGGAGATTACTTTACCAACTACTCCTCTGGAGCATATTGATGGTGATGGTGAGATTGCTCTGTGCATCTTGTCTGCTATCAACGTAGGTAAAATTAAATCCAATGAAGAGTTGGAAGAACTTTGTGATCTTTCAGTGAGAGGTCTGGAAGAATTGATTGACTATCAAAACTATCCAGTCAAAGCAGCAGAACGTTCTACTCTTGCACGTCGTTCTCTTGGTATTGGTTACATTGGACTTGCACATTTTCTAGCAAAAAATGGTGTCAAGTATGATGATCCAGCAGCATGGAAATTAGTCCACGACTTGTCTGAATCTTTTCAATATTATCTTCTTAAAGCAAGTAACACTATCGCAAAAGAAAAGGGGGCATGTGAGTATTTCAATCGCACTAAGTATGCAGACGGTATCCTTCCCATTGACACATACAAGAGGGACATTGACGAATTTTGTGGAACGGACTTAAGTCATGATTGGGAAAGTCTTAGAGAATCTATCGCTACCTACGGTCTTAGGCACTCAACATTGTCCGCACAAATGCCTTCGGAAAGCAGTTCCGTTGTGTCAAATGCAACCAATGGAATTGAACCACCGAGAGCTTACTTGTCCACTAAAAAGTCCAAGAAAGGACCACTCAAACAGATCGTTCCTCAGTTCAATACTCATAAAACTAACTACACTCTTTTATGGGACATGAAAGATAACGATGGTTATATTAAAATTGTTTCTGCTATGCAAAAGTTCTTTGACCAGGCAATCTCTGGTAACTGGAGTTATAATCCAGAGAACTATGAGAACAATGAGGTTCCAGTTTCTGTTATGGCGGGTGATCTTTTGAAAACCTATAAGTACGGATGGAAAACTTCTTATTATCAAAACACATATGATAACAAAAATGATATGCAGGAACTAGAGGAAAAACAACAAGGCATTCAAGATTTACTAGAAGATATTTTTACAACCGAGGAGGAAGATTGTGACAGTTGCAAAATTTAGAGTTGGTGGTGATCAGATGCGTAGTCAAGTAGATGGCATGACGGTATTTAATACCAGTCAGGTAGATAGCACCAAGCAAAAAATGTTCTTTGGACCTCCTCTTGGTGTTCAAAGGTATGATAAGTTTAAGTATCCTGTGTTTGATAGGTTGACTCAAACACAACTAGGTTTTTTCTGGCGTCCTGAAGAGGTATCGCTACAAAAAGATCGCGCTGATTATCAAGTTTTAAATGAAGCACAAAAACATATCTTCACGTCAAACCTCAAGTATCAGATCCTCCTGGACTCCGTACAAGGTCGTGGTCCTGGCATGGCTTTCATGCCTTATTGCAGCCTACCCGAACTTGAGGGTGCCATGAACATCTGGCAGACCATGGAGATGATCCATAGTCGCTCCTACACCCACATCATCAAAAATGTATACGCTGATCCTTCTGATGTCTTTGACCACATTCTAGACGACGAGAAGATCCTCTCACGAGCACAATCAGTTACTCGTGCATACGATGAGTTTATACAGGCAGCACAAGAATGGGGTGCTGGCAATCAATGGCAGCATGCATTGGATGACTGTCAATCCGCACAAGATACACTTTATGAACTTAAAAGAAAACTCTACCGAGCAATGGCTAATGTCTATATCCTGGAAGGCATTAGATTCTATGTCTCGTTTGCATGTTCTTTCGCCTTTGGAGAACTTAAACTCCTGGAAGGATCTGCCAAAATCATCGGACTCATTGCGAGAGACGAATCCCAACACATGACCATCACTCAGAATGTTCTGAACAAGTGGCGTGATGGTGATGATCCTGACATGGCACAGATTGCTAAGGAAGAGGAGATCAATGTCTATAGTATGTTTAAGCAGTGTGTAGAAGAAGAAAAACTTTGGGCGGAATATCTATTCAAGGATGGTTCTATCATTGGTTTGAATGATAAGTTGCTTGCTAAGTATGTTGAGTGGACTGCTAATCGCCGTCTAAAATCTATTGGACTTAAGGCAATCTTTGATACTCCAATTACAAACAATCCTCTACCATGGACAGAGCATTGGTTATCTTCTAAAGGACTGCAGGTAGCACCTCAAGAAACAGAAGTAGAATCCTATATCATTGGGGGGATCACACAAGATGTTCAAAAAGATACGTTCGCTGGTTTTCAGTTGTGATAAGATATTCTTTACCTGGTTGGAGGGAAGACCTCCTACAGACAAATCTACCCAATCAGGAGGAGAGAGATCTCCTCTCAAAGGGTCCGTCAAGTCTCGCTCAAGCATGGAGAATGCAGGCAATAAAATACAAATACGCGACCCATGGGACTGAATAAATAATGGAGGTTATATCATGAGTATGTGGAAGAAAATAAAGAGTATCCGAATCCCTGGATCTATTGTGGCAGCGTCTTTGACGGGTCTCTTATTGGGGACAACTATGGTTTTGTTTACAAGATTACCTGTAGCACCACCAACCGTTCCTACATCGGTAGAAAATACTTCTGGCAAAAACGAAAGCCTAGAGATACTGGTCAAACTACCAAGCGGCGAAGAGTTACAAGTGAAAGTAACTGGAGAAAGTACTATGGAAGTTGTCCAGAACTTACAGAAGATGTTAAAAAATATGGACGGGACGCTTTTTCTAGAGAGATCCTCTCCTTACACACCACACCAGGGCGGGTCAACTACGAGGAGACCCGTCAACTCTTTGTCAACAACGTTCTTACCGAGAGCTTGACAGACCACACCCCCACATACTATAATTCAAACATCCTCGGACGTTACTACAGGAAAGACTATTTTGATTTTGGAAATGATTCTGGCGTTGACGCCTGCTGACTATGACCACCTTGCACGAGCAGTGCAAGTTGAGGCAGCGACTAATACAATGGATGAATACTGTGTTGCAGTGTCCATTCTAAATAGAGTCAGGTCACCTATGTATCCTAATACTGTTGCTGATGTAGTGTATGCTCCTGGACAATATGAAGGTTTTTTATACCGTCGTCCATCTGCCAAGACTTCTATAATCACTCGTTTGTCAGACACTAGTAAAATGGTTTCTGCATACAAAATTATTGGAGACAGAACCAGTTTTAAAGGACAACGTATGTTACCTTATCGTGTAGTTGCAGAAGATCCTATGTGTGATCCCAAAGGAAACTTCTTTCATTATTACTGGCAAACATGACATATCCAGCACCAAACTATCTTGAAGACGATCCTTGGTTTGGACCATCTAGTTTTTCTCTTTATCAAAAAGAATATAAACTTGATTACGATCAAGCAGTAGCAGAAAATTTATTACTGGATGATTCGTATCCAGAAAGAAAAGACATACATCAGGTGATGTATAATTTTGCCACTGATCATGGTAAAACAACCATACATCTCAATCCTATTGGTTGGATGTCTGGTATAAGTTAGGTAACTAACTTTTTTGACTCAGTAGCTCAGCTGGATAGAGCAACTGCCTTCTAAGCAGTCGGTCATAGGTTCAAGTCCTATCTGAGTCGCTTGTCGGTATGGCGGAATTGGTAGACGCGCCAGGTTTAGGTTCTGGTGTCTTTATGACGTGGAGGTTCAAGTCCTCTTACCGACATTAGGGTGAATAGCTCAGTGGTAGAGCATCTCCTTTACACGGAGGCGGTCGGGGGTTCAAGTCCCTCTTCACCCATTAATTAAAGAGGTTAAATGCTTACAAATGTTATCTGCAAGATGTAAATTATGCAACAAAGAACTGACAAGCAATAGCAAAGTTCAGTTCTGTGGGTGTCCAAATCAGATGAAGGTTGTGGACGATACCGTGGGAGCAATTGACTTAGGTCAAGTGGTTCTAACGAAACATGACAAAAAGATCAAATATCATGATATCCTGACATCTGATGACCTAAAATACCAAGAGGCACGTAAGAAAAGACGTGTCCGTAAAATTAATTTTGAGGAACGGTGATGATTAATCTGGATGAACGCTATCACGATTACCTTCATACAGATAAATGTTTTACCATTGACAATGTGTGCGAACAGGTAATCGGTTATGGATTTACGTGTGATGGTAAGGACATTAATGGTTATTATGTCTTGACAAATGACCACAAGTTGCTCTATAATCTTAAAGAACAGTTCATTAAACTGGAATCACGGAAAGGTGGCAGAGTGGTTGAATGCATCAGTCTTGAAAACTGACGATGTGAGAGCATCCGTGGGTTCAAATCCCACCCTTTCCGCTGGGTATACTCACCAATATAATTAAATGAAAATTTTTCTTGATACAGCAGACGTAGATTCTATTGCCAGTCGTTTTGCGACTGGACTTATTGATGGTGTAACTACTAACCCAACTCTAATTAGAAAAAGCGGTAAAGATCCACATGATGTTTACCGTGGACTAGCAGATTTGGGTATTGTAGACATCAGTATGGAGGTTGTTGGTACTGTTGGTGAGATGTACCGTGAAGCAGTTAATCTTTGTGAAGAGTTCAAAGAAGTTGCTACAATTAAACTTCCTTGTACTCCTGATGGTCTTCAGGTCTGTAAATCTCTTACTGATGTTGGTATTCGTACTAATGTTACATTGATTTTCAGTGCTGCTCAAGCAATTCTTGCTGCTAAAGCAGGTGCAACTTATGTGTCTCCTTTTGTTGGTAGATATGATGACAATTCTATCTCTGGATTAGAATTGGTACGTTCTATTACTAGTATCTACCAGGTACAGGGTGTTCGTACTCAGGTTCTTGCTGCATCTCTTCGTGATGTATACAAAGTATCTCGTGCATTTTATAATGGTGCTCATATTGTTACTATGCCGTCAGGTATTTTTGACAAGATGTACAATCACGTTTTAACTGATCAAGGATTAGAACTTTTTCAGAAAGATTATGATGAAACCATGGCAACCCTATCTGTAGTATAATGTTTACTATCTACTCTAAAAAAGGATGTAAGTTCTGTACTAAAATTAAACAAGTAATGGACTTGTCTGAATTGAAGTACGTTGTCTATGAGTTAGACCGAGATTTTTCTTATGACGAATTTTATGAGGAGTTTGGAGTTAACTCTACATTTCCTCAGATTGTTCTTGAAGGTATTAAACTTGGTGGTTGTCAAGAGTCAATTAAATATATGCAGGAACAATCTATCTGTTGTGTACCATGATTGAAATTACATTAGAAGAGTTTGAAAAAAACTTTGATTCGTATATGGATCGTATTGAATCCAAAAAAGAACAATTCATAGTTCGTAAATCGGATGGCACAGCAGTCATTGCTATGCCAGCTGAAGAACTGGACCAAGCATCAGCGCAAATGGGCGATGATGAGTGGTATAATAGTTACAACGAACACAATGATGCTTCATGAACAAACCGACAGTCATTCTTGAGCGGTCTCCTTACCGCTACGTCCAGTGCGGTCTTCTGGAGATCAACGGTAGACCTGACTATCGCATTCAAAAAATAAATGAATGGACTAAGCGTTATACAGACATGTATTACCTTGACAATCAGATGCAACTTGACACTTGCCTTGAGGATTTTGAGTATACCAAATGGTTAGACCCTGATCCCGATGTATGTGCCTATCGTAAATTCAATTCCGTGAGAAATCCCTATGTCAATTAAGTCTCATCTTGAAAAAGCAGAGGAATCTGCTCGTCAAGCACTCATCAACGCTCTTGCTGAGGGCGAAGATTACTATCTCACTGACCTATTTAATTTATTAAATAATGTCCGTAACTTAAATAAAAAAGTTAGTAATACTATTAGTTTTACTGACAATACATCGCAGTGGGAAGAAGATAGACTTGAATATAACTTCAATCTTTCGTCAGATTATCTCACTCGTCCTGGTGGTGACATGGATGCTCTAGATGGCATTTCGTTTTCTTCTGCTGCCGATGCTCCCCATGCTGCAGGTCCAGTGAATATTCCTGGTGGTCTCAGCAAAGATGTAATTTCTTTTGGTGATTATAAAGAGTCTCGGGATGACTCATAAAACTCGTCCTGGTGGAGCTGAGTAGATTCGTCTGCTGGTCTAGTCTCGGATGGACTATAAACTCGCCCTGGTGCGGGTGATGTTCTCGCCGCCTGGTTTATATGTTCCAGTAAAGATATATTGGTGGTAAATCCCCTTCCGTGTGGCTGTTTTCTTGTTTAGCAGTTAAAATAATAAAACAAGTGGCGTGCATGAGTCTAGTGAGGGATTGACCTCCCTCTTTTTTTGCGGGTGTAGTTCAGTGGTAGAACGCTATCTTTCCAAGTTAGATGTCGTCGGTTCAAATCCGATCTCCCGCTCTTTATAAATATCCTTTAGATAATAGCAGCATTCTGAGAGACTAGAAATATGTCTAAATTACTAGCAAATCAAATTGCTAACTACAATGATAATGGTCCTGTGGAAGCAAAGGAAGGATTGAATCTTCCTACTGGCAAACCCTTAGAAGTAAATGGTGCTTCAGGTAACGTCGGTCAGTTTCTCAGATCAACCGGTAATGGTGTTAGTTGGGATGATGTTTCTATCCCTGCTGCCCAAGTTAATGCAGACTGGTCATCATCATCTGGTGTCACACAAATTCTTAATAAACCTACGATCTCTGCGGTAGGACAAAGCGGAGACTACGGTGATTTAATTAATA